GAGGCTGGCGCATATAGGCCAATGGCACCATGCGCGAATCGAACACATCCACTGATTCCGGGTTATTGCGAATGCTCGCCGTCATCAGCGGACTTTCCACCCGCGTGATACCCATGACCGCCAACTCGCGCAGCGCGTAATCCAGCAGCGCCTGAGAGGCTTTTTCGCGGATGGCTTTCAACGCTTTCAGCCGCTCAATCTCAGCGTCAATGGCGGGCACGTTTTGCAGCACGATGCGCGATGCCAGCACCACGTTTTGCACTTTGGATTCGATTTGCTCGACCAGGCCGGTGGACTCGATTGTGTCGGCAATGGTTTGCTCATCGAAATCGCCATCAGCCAGCTTTTCGAGCAGCGCTTGATATTCAGTGCGCAGGGTGTAGAGGGAAACGCCAGCCATGGCCGCACCTAGAACGCCGTGCGCCGCAGCCGCCGAAATTTGCCCGGTGCCGCATCGAGCAGGCCAATGAAGGGAATGTCATCGTCCATATCATCGAAGCCCGAGCCGCCCGCAGCCGGTGCGCTGGCCCGCGCAGGCAGGCGAGGCGGAGGCCGCGTGGTGGCACCAGCCGGTGGCTCTGGACGCCGTGCAACCACAGCCGGGGGCGGAGCCGCCGCAGCGCCGTTTTCCTTGGGACTGGCCAGTTCGATGTCCGCGACCCGCGCCGCGATCTTGTGGCCCTCGCCGCTGCGCCCCTGATAGGTTTCCATGCGCAATTCATCCAGGCTGACCACCACCGCCGTGCCCTTCAGCAGATACTGGGCCAGCGATTCGGCCCGCTTGCCCCACAGGGCAGCATCAACCCACGTAGTGGGCCGCTGGCCGGTTTCATCGCGCCGCCCGTAGCTGAAGGCCAGCGACAGGCTGGTGACCGCATCCCCGGCATTCGTATAGCGCAGTTCCGCATCGCGCCCGAGGCGTGCGTATCCAAAGGCTGACAGCATGATGGCTCCTACGTGGTTTGTGGCGCAGCATCCGCCGCAGCCAGTTCTTTCAACTTGCGCCGCAGCGCCGGATGGGGGTGCAGCAGGCTCCACAGGAAGTCTTTTTCATCGGGATCGATGATCCCGCTGACTTGTTCGTAAGCCGCGACCGCACGCCCCTCTGCGAACAGTGCGATGGCCTGATCCGCCGCCACCTTGATGACGGACGAACGCTGAAGCTGCTGGGCCACCACGCTGGGCGTGACCTCATGCGTGGTTGCATCCGCATCGTTGTCCCCCTCAGTGGGAATGGCGAAGGCTTGCATGACCGCGTATTTATAGGCCGCGCTCATCGCCTTGTTCGTGGCCTTGTCTGCGGTATCCATGGCCTCGCCGAAGGTGCGGATGACGTGGCGCGAGCCATCTTCCGTAGCCACCAGGTCAAACTCTGCTTCCACCACCGCGTAGAAGATCGCGTTGCCCTTCGCCGTGACGCGCTCGGTGCAAGTGCGCGTCAGATGACGTGGCAGGATGACCAGGCCGCACCGCGCCAGGATGGGCGACACCGCGTTATAGACTTGATCGATGCCCCGGAAGTTATAGCCCTGCTGCTGGTTGCGCTGCGATTTGCCGATGCCCTCCCTGACCAGTTCCGCCTGCACGGCATTGATGGCGCGATAGACCCCGAGGGGAATGGCAGGCTCTGGCATGGGAGGCTTTCAGAAGGGCAAGGGCTCCCGAGCCCGCCGCAGCGCGATGGCCACCGCTTCCGCGTGCGGATGACTGCGCAGCGCCAGCCGGTATTCGAGACGAAAGACCATCAACTTTGTCATGGCGCTCAATTCAAACACCACGTTTGGCAATCGTCAACCAACAGAAAACACCATATTTACTTCAGTGCGTTTCCTTGCGGACACAAAAAAGCCCGCATCAGCGGGCTGTTTCATGGTGCGCCAGACTCACTCTGGCGCGTCTGGGTGGGGTTGTATCGCTTGCATTCCGCAGTGACTCAGGATGGCGCGCATGCTACGTATGTCCGCTTCCCGCAGCGTGAGCAATCTGTGATCGTCCGCGCCGCCGAGGCCCGTAAGCTGCACCATGCCACCACGCCGCCACGATAGAACCTTGATGTACCAGTGGCCATCGTGCATCAGCACCACCGCATCGTTGCCCGCATCCGGTTCCAGTTCGTTCGCTATGACCAGAAATTCACCAGCCCGATAGCGAGGCTGGAGGATGTCGGTGCTGACCAAGAACCCTTGGGCTGGCAGGCCGCCCGTGATCGCCAACAGCTTGCGTGGAGAGCCTTCACCAGCCATCTGGCTGAGCACGACCTCGCCGGCAGCATTGGACGTTATCTCACCTATCACTTCAATCCTCTTGCTCTGTATCGTTCCCGGTCGCAGGACTTCCTCTGCGCCAACCAGGCGGGGTTCAATCCCCTCGCGTATCCATGATGCGGACCAGCCATATAGCTCTTGCGCTTTCAGCGCTCCCTGCTTCGATACGCCACGATCCTTGGCCCAATTATTGATTGTTTGCCCCGATTCGTTCAGGAGGCGAGCCAACTCCGTGGGTGAACGTCTTATGTGAAAAGCCCGCTCCGCCAGTTCGTAGAGGCGGGCCAACGATGGGTGTATTCCCTTGTCAGTCGAATCTTCCATGTTCCCCATCAAGAGTGGTGAGCTAAACAAATCGTATCCAAACGCAAAGTATAGTCATGGCGTTTGGGCGGGTTGCCAAAAAACAAACGTGGCGTGAAAATCCTCGCACCATGCCAGACGACGCAGCACTCATTCACGCGCTAGGTGGCCCTCGAAAGGTATGTGAACTTTTGGGTTACGACAAGCGCACCGGGGGCGTTCAGCGCATCAATAACTGGCTCAATCGTGGAATACCTTACAAAGTCAAGCTGGAGCATGCCGCCCTCTGGATGAGTGCGCAGCAAGCCGCCATCGAGCTTGGCCGTAAGAAACCCTCCCATAACGCGGTAGCAAGGGTGGGCGAGCGTACCTCAGTGCGCGCCGACCGCGCTATGTCAAAAACGGCATGACCGCTGACCGCGTTTTCTTGGCGCTCGCCATGGTCGACTACCCCATCATCACTTTGTTTGCTGCCGGTGCGCTGACTTGCGCATGCATGGCCGCCACGCAGAAGTGAGGCCGCCATGCCAAACCGCATGCTGCGCGAAGGCATCCTTTCGTCACTGCGCATTTCGATGCTGGACGCCGAGCAGGAGGTTTTCTATCGCCGCCTGATGAGCGTGGTGGACGATTACGGACGCTACTACGCTCACCCGGAACTCATTCAGTCCGCTTGCTACCCGCTGGCGCATCGCCGCGCCAGCGCCGATGACATCGCGCTGGCGCTGGAGGCATGCGAGCAGGCCAGTCTGCTGACCCTCTACAGCGCCCCGGACGGCAAGGACTATCTGGTGCTGCGCGACTTCCGCCAGCATGTGCGCGCCAGGACCAGCAAGTTTCCCGATCCGCCCGACATGCGCCCGCCGCCAAAGCCGCGAGCGCGCCGCGCCGAGAAGGTGGACACCGAAACTGGCGAAATCATCCCGACGCCGCAGGAGCCGTCAGACACCCCGCCCGAACTGCCACCACTGCCCCCAGCACCACCCGCACCGGCACCACTGCCGACGCATGCAAGCCCGCCACCACCCGCACCCCTCAAAACCATCGTGAGCGCTGCGGAACTGACCGCCGATGGCCTGACCCCGGAAACCGCCATCGACTGGCTGGCGCACCGCAAGGCCCGCAAGGCAGTGCTGACGCACGCCGCGTGGCGCGGAATCAAGCGCGAGGCCGAGCAGGCGCACTGGAACATCGAGGACGCCTGCACCATCGCCATGGCGCGTGGCTGGACTGGTTTCTCCGCCACTTGGCTGGAGAGAGAGCGCCCGCAGCGCGGCAATGGCAATGGCCACGAAACCAATTACCAGCGTGCTGCGCGAGAGCGCATGGAGGAATTCGCGCCGAGCATCGCCGCGAAGGCACCGGGCAGCGTGGTGGACGTTGACGAGGTTCAGGATGTCACTTTCCGCGCAGGCCACTGAACGAGTCTTTGCCCGCCTCATGGGCACCTATGGGCGCGACTTTTCCGCACGCTATGAAGGCAGCGATGCCAATACCGTGCGCAGTATCTGGGCGCACGAACTGGAGGGCTTCAGCCACGACCTCCCATCGATTGCATGGGCACTGGAGCACCTGCCCGAGCGCCCGCCGAACGCCATCGAATTCAGGAACCTTTGCCGCCACGCGCCACAGGCCGAGACGCCGCGACTGGACGCGCCCAAGGCCGACCAGGCGCGAGTGAACGCCGAACTGGCCAAGCTGGCTCCGATGCTGCAACCGGCACGCGACCGCATGCGAAAGCACGAAGGCCGCGACTACCGCGCATGGGCACGCGCCATCGTGCAGCGCAAGAAAGCGGGCGACCCAATCACGCCGACGCAGTACGCGATGGCGCTGGAAGCGCTGAAGACGTGGGACTGATGCCATGAACCAAGCCCGCTACCCCGACGCATTCCGCGAAGCGCTGCGCATTCTGGACTTGTGGCGTGGCGGAGCAGGCGAACCCGAAGGCATCACGCTCGAACTGGTGGACTGGTGCCTGACCGTGACTGGGGACGTGCCATGAGCCGCATCGACCAGTACACGCTGGACTTGGGCGACAACGCGCCGCGCATGGTGGCCTACGACAGCAAGACCGCCAAGCCCTACATCGATGGCGAGCGGCCGAAGCCCAAGCGCCGCCGCGCATCGCTGGTGCAAGCACCCCGCGTGCATTCCGCGAGCGCTTCCAATGCTGCCCGCGATACCGGCATCAGCCAAGCGCTGCAAAACGAGAGGGAGGCATGGCGGGCACTGCATGACAAGGAACTGGCGCTTTTCCTGATCGAAAAAGGCGCCGCCACCTTTCTGTCCGAGGACTTCCGCCGCTGGTTCGTTGCACGCGGGAACGTAGGCCCGCACCACCACAACGTTTGGGGTGCCATGTGGATGGCAGCAGCGCGCCAAGGCTTGGTTATCAAGAGTGGCGAATACCGGCACATGCGGGACGTGCGCTCCCACGCACGGCTGACCACCGAGTGGATGAAGCCCCATGGCGTGCCGCAACTGTGAGCAGGCCGCGCTGCGCGCATGGTGGCCGCAATTCACCGCAACGTGCTACGGATGCGCTGCGCGTGAACTAGCGCAGAGCCCCGCGTTTTTCCATTCGATGCAGGCAGGCCGGTTTCGCGACGACTACACCGCCCAACTGCGCGCCACCTATGGGCGCACGAAGGCCGACATCGAGGCCGGCCACCGCCAGGTCAAAGCCGCAGCGCGTGCGCTGGCGCAGCCGAGGCTGATCGCATGACTCGCAAATACTTC